CGATAATGTTGGTGAAGACGTCACTCGGCTCTATACTCACAACCTGGACGTTGATACACTCAATCACCGGAGACTAGTCGCTCTTGGCACTAAACAACGATCCTTCAGAATGAATCATAGTGGCGACGGTTATCGTGTCAGCGCTATGAAGAGAGGTATACTAACGCCTGAGACCCTATATCTCGCTGAAGGCGCTGAAGTGATGTTCGTCGCGAACAATTGGGAAGAAGGATATGTCAACGGTACTAGAGGCAAGGTTGTCGGTTTCGGCAGCAGTGGCGATCCACTAGTCGAAACTCAAGACGGTGCTCAGATATATGTTGAAAAACACACCTGGAGAGCCTACGACGAGCAAGGACAATTTGAAATTGCTAGTGTCACACAATGTCCACTCAGGCTTGCCTGGGCTGTGACAATCCACAAATCGCAAGGTATGAGCTTAGACGAGGCCGAGATTGATCTCAGTAAGGCGTTCGCGCCAGGAATGGGATATGTGGCATTGTCACGCGTTCGGAGTCTCGAGGGCTTGTACCTAGTAGGATTAGGTGCTGAGGCGTTCCGAATGGATGAAGATATTCGGAAGTTCGATAAACTATTAAAACAAGGGAGGTCAGTATGATGGATGAAAAATTCGTCAGCATAACCATTTCTTTTCCTGAAGGTATGATTACCTTTTTGGATGAGGAAGCTACACGCAAGGACCGCAATCGCAGTCAAATCGTGCGTGAAGCTGTGCGACAATATCAAGAAAAATTAGAAACTAAGGAGGACAAATAAATGGCACATCTAGTTTTAGTGATTTCGCCGAGTGGTACTGGTAAATCCAGTTCTATGCGAAATCTTACAAAAGAAGAAGCCGCAGTTGTCCTATGCTCAGGCAAGGACTTACCGTTTCGCCACGATCTACCGACAATGGTTCCAAAGACCTACATCGACGTATATCACGCAATAGAGACGAGCAAGAAGCCTATAGTTGTCATTGATGACGTAAACTATATGATGAGCTTCGAGGAAATGAGTCGAGTAGGTGAAACTGGCTATGGCAAGTTCACGCAGATGGCTCATAACATGTTCCAGGTGTTCAAGAAGGTAGTTGACAAAGAGAGCGACCAGGTATTCTATATCTTCGCTCACGCAGCCGAGGAAGAGGATGGTAAACTTCGGATGAAAACTACCGGTAAAATGCTATCCGAGAAAATTGTGCTTGAAGGTTTAGTTAATGTGGTAATCACAAACGAGTTCAAGGATGGTGAGTTCTTGTTCCGAGTCAAAACCGATGGCAATGGGGTCAAGTCCCCTCTAGGCATGTTCAACGAAGAGACGATTCCTAACGATCTGAAACTCGTTGATACAGCAGTTAGAGAGTTCTATGGTCCAATTGAGAAAACAACTAAGAAGGAGAAAAAATAATGGTAAAATTTACAGACGAGCACAAAGTAGAGCAGGGGAAGTATTTCGACCTCGGGATTCACAAAGTTCAAATAGCAACAGTGGTTCAATCAACCACAGACGACAAGCGTGAGTATTTCGACTTCACAGTTGTTGACGACCTGAACTCACCTGATCCAACATCAACAGATGTGAGACTATGGTTCCACACCGACAAGTCAATCAAGTATAGCTTTAGTATAATTCGTGGGATTTTCACTCACAATGCACCTGAAGGCAAAGAAGACGCTATCAAGGATAAGTTGAATAAAATCGACGACACCGATGAGCTAATCAAATTGTGTGAAAAAAATCTTGTGGCAAAAGAAGCATGGCTTGAAATCGCTGAGGACCCGACTCGTACCTACGAGAAGGACGGCGAAACAAAACCATCCATCAATCGCAACATCACAGGTTATGAGCCACAACCTAAAAAAGTTAGTGCTCCAGCAGTTGCGACTACAGCTCCAGCAGCTAAAAGTGGAGAAGCTGACGAAGACGTAATGGCAGGATTCTAGTGAAGTTCCTAGTAATATGGCAGTGGGTATTTATACTCGCTTTCACCGTCTGGCTAGTACTAACAATAGCTGAATGGATAATCAAGAAGGTCAATAAAAAATGAAATTCACATATTTTGAGGGAGAGCAACGTACACCTGAATGGTTCGAGCTCCGACTCGGCAAAGTAACAGCTAGTCAACTCCACGCTTGGCTCGCAGTGTCTAAGGCAGAGAAAACTAAAGGTAAGCCGCTAAAGGCTCGTCTCGACTATGAAAAAGAACTATTGTTTGAACGCAAGTTCCACACTAGTTTTGAAAACTTCGTCACCGGCGCTATGCAAGACGGAATCGACTTTGAAGACTTCGCTCGTAAAGAATATGAGCGCATAACAGGTAGCGTAGTCGAAGAAGTTGGTTGTTGGTACAATGACTACTTCGTGGCTAGTCCCGATGGCCTGATAAAAGCCAAAGGACACGACGGACTGCTAGAAATAAAAATCGTGAAGGATAACACTTTCAGCGATATTCTCACCACAGGAGTCCCTGATAAGTGGATGAAGCAAGTGCAAAGTCAGTTGTGGGCTAGTGGTAAAACATGGTGCGATTTCGTCGCTGTCAACCTGAACACTAAAAAGCTCAAAATCATCCGAGTAATGCCGGACACTGAAGAGCACGAGTGGTATGAGCTGGCTATCGTTGAGGACTTCAACCTCGACACAACCATCTTCGACGACACCAACCTTCACGACCTTAGCAGTGATCCTACGGCGACAGCCGAGTTGCCAACAATTCAGAATAAAGCACAGAAAACTAATATATTGGAGGATTTCTAAATGAAATTTAACGACAGAGTAATTAATAATGCACATAAGATATATTATGTCGCAAAGGCATATGGAGAAGAGGACATCGTCAGATTGTCTCAACTATTCCAAATTCCACCTATAGAGTTCAACGCTGGAGCGTGGGCTGCTGTAGAACTAGGGTTGCTAGACATCAGCGAAAAAAATGAAATCAAGCTATTAAAAGAACCGAAAGAATATAGTTTTGGTGAGTTAGTAGATCACTTGATGGATATCATTCCATTCACCACTGGTCGAGTGAACGCGAACAAGGCTGACCTTGAGGAAACCTATTTCCAAAACTGGACAGCAGGGTTCCCACAGCAAGACGTCATCGTGGCTGTAAAACGATTGATTGAGTTGGATAAATTAGCAACCTACGACATTATCGATCGTGACGTTATCAAGTTTAACCGTGAACAACGTCGCAAGCGCACAGACGGTAAGACTGAAGAGGTGATCGAGAACACTTATACCTTCTATACTCTCCCTGAGAATATCAAGGAGCGATGGGGTGAGAAACAGTTCAAGGACGCTAAAAAATTACAAAAAGCACAACAAGAAGAGCAAGCAGAAGCAAAATAGGGTATAATGCGAGTGTCCTTCGTTATTGTTGGACACAACCCAATGCTTGTAGAGGCTCTTCGGAGCCTCTTCTTTGTTTATAACAGGGGGTAATATGACAGAATCAGAATTAGAGAAGCACAAAGAAAACTGTGATTTATGGAAGTGTGAGATCTGCAATGGCGCTTGATTTAGATGAATTCACTAAGCTCTTCGAGCTCAATCCTGTAGATAAGGTCAGGGAGGTTTTCGGTGTTCCTGACCCGGAGATTCGTCCGAGGGTGCTGAAGTGGAAGGGTAAGCAGATGACAGTATACGATTTTGAACTGTTTCAGATGATAATCAAGCAGTGGATGAATGATAAAAAATGGACGAAGGACCAAGCTATTGACGAGTTCTTCGGGATGTTCTAAACTGCTTATGTGAGAGATGTAGTTTACAGAGGTGTAAACTAAAAACGAGCGCTATGCGAGGGCGCTCGTTTTTTTATTGTGATAATTATCACTTACCGAGTTTGTTTTGGACGAAGGAAATCAATCCAGCGCCGATACCGAACGCGGCCAAGACGATCATAAGAGTCGCGACTCCCTGTGTCTGTATGAAATTAGTCGTGTATTCTCTGACTTCGGGTATAGCCAAGAGTCCAGTAAAATATGCGACTATTGCACCTGCGACTGCTTGATATGCTGTTCTGAAACCTTTAGCTTTTGGTGTGTTCTTTGAATCGTTATACATGATTATCTCCCTACTAGTTCTCGGACTAGTGCTTTTAATGTTTCCCATTTACTATTATCGCCGACTTGGGCCCGGAGACTTTCAATCTCTTTAGCCTGGTCAGCAATAACAACGTCTTTTTGCTTAATTGAAGACGACAGTTGTTCTACTGAAGCCTTCAAGCTAGGATAGGCTGCGAGTGCCTTGACACGGTTTTCACGCCATGCTGCATTAGCTGGCTTATTCCACTTAGACCATATCATTTCTTCTAGGTCTTTACCGTTCCATGCTGCAATTATTTGAGAATCATATTTGCCAGCGTGTGTTTCGTGATAGGGCCAACCTTCCATTTCTGTATGAATTATTCGGTTCAGGCCTGTTGTAACCTTAGTCATGTCATCTCCTCCGTTTAATATTGCTTTAGCTTCTCTCTCTATTCTACCTAAATCTAGTGTCCCAGGGCAAGCTGTGTTGAAATACTTGTTGTGTGGCACTAAGGGCATGTAGCCTCGGCGCTTCCATATGTCTGCAACTAACCAAGCTATTGTCTGATAATCTGCGTCGGTTCCATAAGGTGCACATTCTATTTTTATACCATAAGGATTCCCCCCCTGGGTAGTGAAAGCACAATGCTCTTCGGGGACCATGAAGGTGACTCTACCTGCTGAAGCGACATAGTTCACCGACCCACCTGTTTTATTCGCCTGATAGTTCACTACGCCGTCGTGGCTTGGTTTTCTAGCAGGGTCATCCCACCAATGGATCTGAATCTCTCTGAACTGATAAGGGACTCCGTAATAAGCCTGACATTGTGCGGCAGTGAACCAAGAGCTTCTGTGCGTCTGTAGTTTGCTGTCTATTCGTGGTTTCATGTGGTTCCTTTACTTATTCTTAATCTTGTCGTAAATCTCGTGGATTTTTTCAATCTTCTCAGGGTCGATAGATATATCATCTATAATTTGTTTGAGTTCAGCGAACAGCTCCTTTAGTTCAGCGTTATCAGCAAGAGCTTTTGTAAGCTGTTCTTGCATACGCTCAAGCTGCACCTCCTGTTTGGCACGTTCTTTTTCGCCCTTTTCAACCATATATTTCATTTGTTCTACGATGGCGGTAAAGTCATTTCTTTTGGCTAGTTTAGAGTTGTTATCCTCTTTTTTGAAGTTCACTATGTTCGTACCAATGACACCAGCAAGTGCAGATATAGCACCTACTATAGCTAGTATAGTGCTATTATTTTCCACTTGGTTTCTCCGTCATCAGGTCCACTGGTCGCATTTTATAAGTGAACAAACACACAAACACCGCGCCAGTCCACATAATAGCTCCGTTCCAACTACGAGTATAAATGAGAGAAGCGTCGATGACAGCAAAGAACAAGCCCATCAACAAAAGTGAAGTCTGTAGGAAAGCCCATGTTCGAGTCAATATCCCCCATACCCATATAAGAGTACCAACTACACCGGTGAGAATAACAGCAGAGAAGGGGAATAAACTTTCAAAAGCCCTATAGACTGCCGGCTGTTCTTCTCTGATTAACAGTGAGAATATATGAGCAAGCACCACGATAGCAATCAAGGTACTGAACCTATATTTTGTAGGATTGGTTTTGCGAATATCTATTCTCATAGCTACACCTAATACTTGATTATCTTGTTTAATACCATTGTAGGCTGCACAGAACTACCACTGTCTGTTTCTCCTCCGAGTCCAGCACCACCGGTCGAGCTGTAGCTATCACCACCTTCTGTACCAGTAGCACTTGCGTTGGTCATGAAAGCAGTTGCAGCCACCCTCAACATCCTTGCCGCTTTACCAGCAGCGTTGTTAATCTTAGCCCAACCACTGCTGGACAGAACATGGGTATGACCTTCTGTACCACCTGAAGCACCTAAGACGTCGCCATCTATAGGGGTCGTCATTCTGTCTGCGCTGACACCTCCCATATCATCTTGACCAGCAATAACACGGCCACGAAGGTCAGGTACTACGAAATCGGTATTGTTCGAGCCCCCATAAACATTCCCTATCACATCGAATAATGCCTGATATTCTTCATCTGTTGAAGCGTCAAGTGTTTGTCCATAACAGAAGAGCCATCCAGTCGGTGCTGTAGAGCCGGCATAATCGACAACTCTACCTACAGGGTTTCCCTCCCCGACCAGGCGAACCAATTCATCTTGAGCATAAGTATTCGGTTTTATAATAGCTATCTGCCCCGAAGTGTTTCCGTCGTCAGTATAGCCAGGAGCATATCCGTCGATGACAATATCTCCTGAGTCGAGGTGTCCATACATAATAGTCATAGTAGAGGGGTCTATGTAATAACTGCCGTTAGAGGCGAGAACTTTATCCCCTGTGGCTAGGATCATTTTATTAGGCCAATTATCTACAGAATCCACATCAAGAGTGATGGCGCTTATAGCACGGTCAGATTCAATGTTCGCAATTACAGCCTCACCAGTACCGTCACTAACTTTCAACTCATCTAATGCTCTTGACATGATTACCCTCCTCAGTTTTCTATTCTTATTTTAGCACAAACATGATAAATTAAGCACCTTCTAGCTTAGAAACACTTGAAAATTGCTCCCGAACGTGCTGTCCAACATGACCTCCGGTGAAGGAATCCCTCATAGTAGAGAGAAAATCTCTGTCAAAACCAGTAATCACGCTCGGATCAGAGATTTTCACATCATCCATCCGATTCTCATATTGTGCGACGTTAGCTAAATTGCCGTAAAGCGTCCTCATATGTACAGGATAAGGATTATCGGCGTACTTTTTTCGTATTTTCCACGCCTTCAGCCACTCTTTTTTATGAATCGTCAATGGAATATGCAACCCATAGTCTAAAGGGTCTGCGACCCCGAGTTCCTTTAAGATGTCAAGAGTGAGCTTCATGCCGTTGAGGTAGCCGGAGGCTCCGACCTGCTTTTCGAGCCGAGCTATCGACTCCACCAGTGGTCCCCGATGATAATCTACGAATTCCTCGATCGGCTCCATCACGAAGAAGTCATCATTAAACAGGAGAAATGGGTCGGAGACCCTTGAGTCTTTGACTGCCGCCAATTGATTGTGATGTGAGCGCCAGTACTTGTTATCCCCAAATGTAGTATTTTCTACAACATTTACTTTTTGAGAAAAAATTCGGGGACAGTAACCTGAAAACCAAATTTCATGTCCAGGCATATTCTTCTCAATGCTGCGAATAGTATAGCGTAGCTCTTCATTTATTATCGCTCGGCGTAAGGGGATGATAATGTCCATATGTTTATAGTATCAAAAAAGGCTCCGGTTAAGGAGCCTTTTTATCTACGATGTCTCAGTTATTAGGCTGATGTCTCGTCTTCAAGAGAGGAAACTGAGTCTACTTTCTTGGACAGTACGAATGTGTCACCACGATCACGCAACTGAATTTCGATACCAGAGAAACCAGGAACCTTTTCGATAACGACAACGCCGTCACCCTTTGGATCCATCTTAGGTCGCACGTTCACGATGGCTCGCTTGTCAGCGACAATGACGTAAACGCCATCACCCAAGTAGTCATCAGGACATTCGACACACTTGACGCCTTTGAACTTACCTAAGTAACCAGCTTTAGCGTCTTTGTAGCCTTCGCTAGAACCTGTGAAGTTGATAGCGTCGGTTAGACGATCAGCAAAGTCATAGGCAATCCAAGCGATTGACTGGTTGACATTTGCTCCACCAGTACGAGCTTTAGTTACTGTGTTGGCGAACTTCAATTTAAGGTTGTCAGTACTCAAAGTAATCAGTACTTTGTTACCTACCGGACGAGAAGCGAGGATTTTAGCAAGCGAGTAGGCGTCGTGAGCAGGTACGAAAACCTGATCTGCCTGTTGCATAGCAACTTGCTTACTAAAACGAGAAACAGGGATGTCTTGCATTTGTGTTCTCTGAATACGAAGTAACATGCTCTTGTTATAAGCAAGTGTCAAGATTTGTTCGGTTGGAACTACTAAAGTAGGTGAACCGAATGGAGTACTAGCATTACCTTCGTCGTAATCTGCTAGAGAACCGTTTGCGATAGAGAGAACGCGAACGCTCCCAAGATCTGTGTGTTTGTAGTTGTTGTCACTAAGGTATGGCGCAACCACTGAACTAATGTTTAGTGGAATGTCCATGACGTTAGCTGTTTTTGTGCCATATGCCATGATTAACCCTCCCAGGTTTGTTAAATATAAGATTTGTCCAAGTTCGCCAATGCTTAGCTTAATTGTATACTAATGTCAATAACAAATGCAATAGTCGTTCTTATGGTAAAATCAGTCTATGAAGATTCCTCGCTATTATGATCCACGTTGGTACCAGGCCGAGGGGATTAGAGCATTAGAGAACGGCGCGAAGTTCGCTGTTTGGTGCTGGTCAAGGCGTGGAGGCAAGGACCTTACGGCGTTTTGCTATGGTATTAAGAAGGCTGTTGAGTCACCTATTAACGTGGTTATCGTGTGGCCGACTAAGAAACAAGGGTTTGATAACTTCTGGACTGCTGTAGATAACGACGGAATACCCATACTCGATCGCATACCTAAAGCGCTGCGTACAGGTACGAACAGTACTAAAGACAATATGTCCATTACTCTTGTCAACGGCTCAACCATAACCCTATTGGGTGCTACGGACCCTGACGCGTTGCGTGGTGCTAACGGCAAGCTCTATATATTGTCTGAGTTTGTGGACCTTCCTCCGGGAATTCTTGGAATCATCCGTCCGGTTGTCACAGTTAATGGTGGTCAAATTATTATTCAATCAACACCAAAAATAGACGGCATATCAGGTGCAACCTTCCAAAAACTATATGAACGTGCTGAAAAACATCCTAAGCAATATGCTTCACTAATCACTGCTAGAGAATATCTAACCGAAGAAGAGCTTGAAGAAGTCCGGCAAGAGTACATTGCTGAGTATGGCAATGATTTCAAATATCGACAGGAATTCTTATGTGATTGGGGTCAGACCTCTCAAACAAGCTACTACGGCTCTGTGCTTATGGCTATGGAGGAGGCAAAGAAGGTTGGACTATATGCCTACAACCCTGCATACCCTGTCTACACTGCCTGGGACCTCGGTATGGCTGACCAAACGTCAGTGGTGTTCTTCCAGTACTTTATGGTCAAAGACAAGCCACAGGCGCGTATTATTGATTACTACGAGAGCAACAATCTAAAGAATGAAGCTCATGTTAAATTCGTTCAGGCGAAACCTTATAACTTTGCGTGGCACTTCTTCCCTCACGACGCAGGTGTACGCGACTCAGACGCCATAGAGCGTATTGAAAAGATTCGTGAAATGGGATTGACTAATAGTTCAGTATTGAAGCGTGAGCCTAAAGAGGATGGTATTGGTAGAGTTGTTTCTAATTTAGGTAACTCAGTATTCCACGCTCCTATGACTGAAATGCTTATACGGAAGTTGAAATTATACAAGAGAAAATTCAATGGTGATACCGGTGACTACATGGGTCCTGAGCACAAGTCGGAATCTCACGCGGCTGACTCCACGAGGTACATGTATCAAGCTATTGAACTTGAGTTTAATAAAGAAAACTGCGAGCTCTATTACTCGCAGGATTCAGCACCCGAGACTTACGACTCGGAGGATATTTCGACGAATCTTTATTCTCCTGTGTCTTGATTCTCAGTTCGCTCTGCTTCTATGTTTCTTTCAGCAGTACTCTTGCCTTGAGCGACAGCGTCGTCTCGGCTAGTGCCTTCTTCTACAGAAGTGGTGGCGTTCTCTTCGTCTGAAGTTTCGACTACACCAGTCTCTTCAGGTGGTGTCGGAGCCTGAGGCTCTGCTGCGTCAATTACAGCCTGTAGTTCTGCTTTAGTATTATAGTTTTCAGGGTTTTCAATCCCAAGTTCAGTTGCTTTTGCATTTAGTTGTTCTCTGTTAGCCATCTTAAACCTCCTCAGATTCTTTAGCTGTTATTGCTTCCTTCAGTTTTTCCACGTTAGGATAACTTTCAGGCTTCTCAATTCCCACACTCTCAGCGTAGGTGTTTAACTCTCCACGTTTCATATTTTCAATGCCGACTGGAGGTACCGGTTCTTCTGCTGGTGGCTCAACTGGAGCCGTTCGAGCTGTTCGCTCATCTTTAAGTATACGCGCAGGTACAGTCTCGCCTTTTGAGCGAGCCTCTCTTGCAATCTGTTGGTCTCGTAGACCTTGCTCATCACGAAGACGACGGATATCATCCTCGTATTCACGCTCGAAGTCTTTTGGAGTAAAGCTCTCTACTTCACCACTACGGTCTCCCTGACGAGAAATCCAGTTCAATACATCGGTGTCCGTAACATCGTCTGTAGGTATACCGAAGTCGGTAGCGATTCTAGCTAAAGCGCTACCATCCCGAAGAATAGCCTCTAGTTTAATCTTTGTTTGAGGTGAGATTCTCCACCCCATGTCTTGACCTTGATGAGCGTTCGGATTGCGATCGCTCAAATTTAGGTGAGCAGCGATCATTGGCTCTGTCTTGCAAAGTCGCCTTTCACCTGATTTTACGTTGTGAAACATTACTGCCATGATGTACTCCTTTTATTAACTTTCAAAATAT